CGCAAGCGCACCAGCGGCTTGCTGACCAGCAGCTTCACCAACTGCGTTAAGCTCAGCCTCATACTTACGGTCGTGGTAAATCTCTCTCTTGTTACGAATAAATTCTTCCTCAGACATTCCAAAGAGATTTTCTGCGACCCAACGCTTAGAGAAGAAGCCATCAGTAGCGTTTGTTGCGACAGAGAACTTCTGATTCCAATGCTCAAGCTCTTGGATTTCTGCAATCTTAGATGGATTGTTAAGGGCAAGAGTAAAGCTGATTAGGTCTTCACCACGGAACCCTAGTGTATGTAGGTGAACAATACCAATCTTTTCTAGCTCGGATAGGAGTGGACGCTGAAGTCTTTGCACTGTTCTCGCAAAACGGATATCTTTCTGTGCGAGAGTAGTTTTGTCTTCAGAGCCCCCCTCACCTTGGGTGAGGTAAGCAGCAGGGATCTTTAGAGCAGAGAACAACTTGTCTCTCAGATATTTGACATCATCAATATCATGGTTTCTCTCTTGGCCCCCAACGCTTTCAATAGAAGCAAACTTTGTTCCACCACGAACAGGAATGTAATAGTCCTCTTCGATGCTCATTGGATTGTAGCGAAGATCAACACGGCCAGTGTTCTGGTTGACTACTTGATTTCTCTTCATTGCAGTGATGACTCTCTGCATGTACTGCTCGACATCTTGAGGTGGAATGTTGCCGACATCAACATAGAAAGCCTTTCTGGCTGGTGCCCTAACAATACGGTATGCCATCATGGCATCTTCCATTAGTGTAAGCTGACGCCAAATACGGCGGGCTGGCTCTAGGACTGATGTTCCGTATGGGTGGTATTTATCATTCCCTAGGATACGGAAGTGAGCCATCTGCCAGTTTTCAAATGTCATGCCTGCAGCGTTCCACTGGAACTGGATATAGTTTGGATTTGTCTTGTCTTCGCCCTCTAGCCTCTCAATCTCGTTTGGGGGGAGGCCGATTGCATGACGAACACCATATGTTTCGTCAACATCCAAGTAAAGGAAAAAGTCTCCATACTTGCACATTGTACGAGCCCAACCAAAAAGATTAAACTTAACATTTAGAACGTCATTATAGAGACTGTCGAGAATGGCCCTAATCTCTTCGTTGGGACACTTGATCTGTAGCATTTCTGCTAGGGGAGAAGAGGTTGTCATTTCATCTGCATAAATATCAAGAGCCGATGCAATCTCTGGCATGTATTCCATTTGGTCAGAGTCTACATATCTTTCCGTTCTATTCTGGTTCGCCATATAGTTTGAGTTCATAGACTCAAATGGATTATAATGTGACCTTTTGAATTCCTGCCCAGAGGCAGACTTAAACATATGTCCGTACTTATCAAGCTGTTGCTTGCGTATTCTGCGGCCTGTTTGTGTTCTACGGCTGACAATAGGGCCAGAGAATAACTTTGTTAGCCTCTTGTATATATCAGATGCAGGATTTCTAGGATTTCCACTATTTTCGTCAGCCATTTATTACCCCTTCATTAGCCAGATGAATTGTTCTTGTTGCTCTAGTGCTGTTTTCTTTTTATTATCAAAGCTATTATGCCCTAACATGCCAGGTATGGTTGTGTCAAGTTTTTTATTTGTAGCAATCAAAGAACTAAAGAAAGCTTCTCTATATTCCATTTCCCTCTTATTTGCAGTCAATGCAGTATCTCTTACCCAACAAGAAATTGCCAAAGACATGATAAGGTCATCGTTGTAGCCTCTCATGGCCTGTGGCTTTCCATTATTCCAAATAAAAGTCTCCATTTCGTTACATAAGCGATTCGAATGTATAATAACTAGTTTATTTCTGATAAACTCTTCCATTTTAGCAACAACTAAGGGCCTCGTCTTAGTTGTTGTGGAGAAACCCGGAACTGAACTAGCATTAGTGTACGCCACTTCTTGCTCTATGTATTCGTGGGTTCCTTTCAACGAATAATATATATTAGAGTATCCAAGCAATTCAAGCTTCTCTAGAACAGAAATACCAATACCAATATTCTCAACAACTAAGAGGGCATTACCATACTCTTTCCCAACTTGGTCTAGGATACTAGCGTACATGTCAAGGCTTGGTTTGCCCTGATATTCTGCTACCTGCTCCATCGTAGAGACTTTGAATACGTGAAAAGCAGAACTATCTTTACCGTCACCTCTAGCAACATCTGCCACAAGTAAATAATTCTCTCCAGTTACATATCTTTCCCAGATCCAATAATTTCTATCAAAGCCTGTTCTGTAACTTGGCTCCTTGACAGTTTGTTTTATGAAAGCAATATCGTCAGGGTGTACCACAGTTTCGCCGGATGTATTGAAGTTACACTCAAGCTCCTGTGCAATCTGGCGTCTTGACATATTTCTTGTTTCTTTCTCAAACCATTTAAGATCTCGCTCGGGATGAACATCCCATGGGAGGTTGGAGGGAAAGAAATCGTTCTCTCCTGCTTCTGCATCGACATACGTTTTGTGAAACCAGTTACCAATACCGTTTGGCGTGCTTAGGGCGATACAACGCCCACCAGTTGACAGTGTAGGGTACAGGCCCGTCCAAAGTTCCTCTAAGCCTTCGATGTGGGCAGCCTCGTCTAGAACCAAAAGTGAAAGGGCCTCCGAACGACCAGCGTCTCCAGAAGTGGATGCTGCTTTAATCTGCGACCCGTTGCTCAATTCAAAAGAAGACCGGTTGTCAATATTAATATCAGCAATACGAATCCACTCTGGTAGATTCTTCATAATGCTTTTTACTTTCTTTACCAAGTTTGTTGCAGTCGCAAACTTAGTTGCCATAACTAATACATTTTTGTCTCGATGAAAGAGCAGAAGCCAGACAACATAGGCTGCAACAATTGTTGACAAACCAAGCTGTCTAGCTTTCAAGATAATGTTGAAACGATGATCGTTGAAGTTAACCAACATATCATCTTGATATGGGAAAGTAGTAAAGGGTATTAGACCCTCAAGGGGGTGAGAAATCCTACAGTAGTTATTGATAAAGTAAGCTGGGTCTTTGCCAGACTTTACAACCTCTTTTAAGATTTCTTTTTTTGTTAGCTGGTAAGCCATGCTGGCCTACTCTTTCTTTCTAGAATCGTTCTCTGGTCTCTTGCCCGCGAAGCCACCTTGGTCCAAGAAAGTCCTAAATTTAACATCCATACGATCCTCGGATGGGGCCTTGACTTCCTCTACTTCATTTAGTGTACCAATATTGTACATTCTGTGCGCTTGACACCATGTGCGAACTCTTGAAGTGTTCTGAACAATGACGTTTACATCACCGTCTGCGGTAAGCGTGAGAGAATCGCCTGTGATTGCTTTGTACTCTTTCTTTAGGAACGTAGCAATATCATTGATCATAGACTCGACATTAGACTCAAAAGGAGTAGAATAAATCTCTTTAAGCATCACTTCAGAATGGTATGAGATTTTTAACTTCGGACCATGGAAAGAAACGCCAAAGCCATCCATAACACGTTTGTCTATCAGAGGATTCCCCTCTTCACGCTTGAGTCCAACTTTTCTTGCCTTGCCGTCAGACGCATACTCTTCCATGTGAGCCCCGTCGTAAGCGTTGGCTGCTGCTTGCGAGATCCCTCTGATGATTTCTAAAGTGGTTGCCATTATTTGTCTCCCTTTTCTGGACGCCAGCCTGTTAGCCATCTTTCTTCTCTGCCTTCAACCCACTGAACGTAACAATTATAACAACAATCATACTTGCTCATGTAGGCATCATCTTTTATACTGAAAGAAAAAGTTTCACAAACGGGGCAGTCTCTCCTTACGAATTCTTTATTAATTAGTTTTTTAGAAACTAAAATGCCATTGACTTCGTATTTCTCTTCGCTTTCTTGGAAAGATCGTTCTTTTTCTGCCAGGATTTTCAATTGTTCTTTATAACATTCTTCCTTTTCATCGTTCCAATACTTTCTTGGGTTTTCAATTGCCTCTGTACCGTATTTCTGGGCAATAGCTTTTTCTATCCTTGCAATTCTATTTGGGTCCTTCACTATGCCTCCATTTTTTCTTTGATAAGGGATACTAAATTTGATGCATCATGTTCAAAAAGGAAAGGGAAAAACGCATGTACTAAACAAATACAAGATGCGTATAGTAGCAACAGACAAAAGCCTATAGCTCTTAGCATGTGCCCCAAATAAGACATCCCAATAGAGTTTGGATGTTCACGGAATAGCTCTATCAATCGCATATGCAGTCCCAATCCCTAATGCTATACCAGCCACCACACTTCCAGCTATAACTAGCGGAAGGTTGACCTTCCTGTCCTTTTTAATTAGTTCTCGTAATGACTCTATTTCTTCGTCTCTAAGAGAAATCTTTTCTTCATATCTAAAAGTTCTCTCTTCTAGCTTAATGTTTAGAGTTTCTATGTCTAGAATGTACTTTTCTCTTTGTAGGCTTAATTCAAAATTCAATCTATTTTCAAACTCTCTTTCTTGGAATTCTCTCCAAGTTAGAAGTTTAGCAGTAGCAATATC